ATGTTCCAATAACTCTAAACGCAGTTCAGATGCAAGAGGATTATATTGGAGATTTTGCAACTCGTAGATCAATAATATCTACGTTCAGTTTTACAGCAAAAACATTTGTGTTTGGTCCCGAGACCTCTTTTGGACCCATCGAAGGCGTTACTGTAGATGTTATGGATGGATTTACTTGCGGATCTAGCGTACTTGATCCGTTTGATACCAGAATTGAGGTAACTGGAGATTATGCCACTGGAGTCAGGGGAGAACCTGGAGTAACTTATGCATGACAAAGATAAAATTGGCGAAATAATGGATGTGGAATATAAACCAAAAGAAATACAGGTTTCAAACAAAAAAGAAATTTCTCCTGCGAAGGAAAGAGACTTTGAAGATGATTATAAAGAAGTTAGAGGAAATTTAAGACATTTAGTTTCCACCGGAGAGCAGGCAATTGAAGGTATATTGAAAGTGGCAACTGAGGGGGATCATCCTCGTGCATATGAAGTTGTTTCTCAACTAATAAAGACGGTATCAGATGTTAACAAAGATCTCATAGATTTACACAAGAAAACAAAAGATATCAAGAAGGAAGATAACAAGTACGTTCAAAAGAACACCACCAATAACGCATTTTATGTTGGTTCAACTTCCGATCTACAAGACATTATTAATTCATCTAGAAGTAGAAATAAGGTAATAGAAAATAATTCGAATGAGTGACAAAAGTGGTTATTTAGGCAATCCTAACTTAAAACCAGTTGGGATTAAAATTGATTTTACAGAAGAGCAAATCCAAGAATACATTAAGTGCGCTAAGGATCCAGTTTATTTTGTAAAAAAATATATTAAGGTTGTGTCTCTTGATCAAGGACTTGTTCCTTTTGATTTGTATGATTATCAAGAAGACATCATCGATAAAGTTCACAACAATCGCTTTGTAATTGCAAAACTTCCAAGACAGAGTGGCAAGTCTACAACAATTATATCCTACATTCTGCACTATGTTCTTTTCAATCAGAGCATGAATGTCGCAGTGCTTGCTAACAAACAAAGCACTGCCAGAGAAATTTTGAGCAGACTTAAACTTGCATATGAATATTTGCCAAAATGGCTACAGCAAGGAATTGTTGAGTGGAACAAAGGAAGTATTCATCTCGAAAACGGATCTAAAATAATAGCGTCATCTACCTCTGCATCGGCGATTCGTGGTGGTTCTTTTAACATGATCTTTTTGGACGAATTTGCTCACGTTCCGCAAAATGTTTCAGAGGAGTTTTTCAGTTCCGTTTACCCAACAATTACATCTGGACAGAGTACCAAAGTTCTTATGGTTTCCACCCCAAACGGGTTGAACATGTTTTATTCTTTCTGGAGAGGTGCGACACGTCCCGATGGAGACGAACTTAAAAACGAGTATGTCCCGATAGAAGTTCACTGGAGTCAAGTGCCACTTTACCCTGGCGGACCTCTTCGAGACGATAAATGGAAAGACGAAACGGTTAGGAATTCCAGCGAACAGCAGTTTCAGTCAGAGTTTGAATGTGATTTCGTTGGTTCGTCTAATACTTTGATATCAACTGCAAAACTCAAGCAGTTGTTTCCGAGACGCCCCAAATCTCAAACCGCAGAGGGTTACCGAGAATATCACGAACCAGAAGAAGGACGAACCTACTTCATTACTGTCGATGTCTCTAGGGGACAAGCAAAAGACTACAGTGCGTTTACTGTGGTGGATACCTCTGAATTTCCTTACAAAATCGCTGCTACATTTTATAACAACACCATATCTCCTATGGTTTATCCTACTATTATTGACAACATATCCAAAAGATACAATGACGCATGGATTCTAGTTGAAATCAATGATATTGGTGGTCAAGTCGCGGATATTCTTCACTACGATCTAGAAAATGAGTTCATACTGAGCGTGACATCCAGAGGAAGATCCGGACAGGTCCTCTCTGGAGGATTCTCCGGTGTGGGTCAGACTGCTCTCGGAGTTAAGACAACCACTCCAATCAAAAAGATCGGCTGCTCTGTTTTAAGGAGTTTGATCGAAGAAAATAAGATGATCATCGAGGATGAAAACCTGATAGCAGAACTTTCATCATTCATATCAAAAAGAAATACATATGAGGCAGATGATGGTCACAATGACGATCTGACCATGACTTTAGTGCTGTTTTCTTGGATGACAAGACAACCTTATTATAAAGAACTAGCGGAAAGTGATGTTAGAAAAGGGATATATCAAAAACAAATAGATGATATAGAAGAGAGTTACCTACCATTCGGTTTTATCAATGATGGGAATGAGGAGTTAGACGGCGAATGGGATGGTGAGAATCGATGGTTCCTAAATAAAGAGTAAAATTAGGGGAAATTAAATGCCAAGAGTAAATGTAAAATCAATTATCACCGATCAAAGTGATGAAAGTGCAGTTATTCCTGCCCAGGAGGGTCCATCCGGTTTTATTGCAGGATATGTTGATTTTGACTCATACCCCAATAACATGTTAGGTTCTTTAGGATCTACCCATGAAAGAGAACAGGGATATATGACAATTTCCTCTGTTGGTGAATGGCATCAAAGATTAAAAACAAATGAACCGACAGGATATGAACTTAATTATCAAAACGAAGACGAAACTAAAGTTAACATATATCCGTTTTTTCATCCGGATCTAGATTTTTTTGTTGCAGGGAATAGTTACGCCGGCGGCACCTTTGAAAGATGGCCATCGGGTCCAGAGTATTCTTCCTGGCTTTACGACTGGAACTTTATTGAAAATTACTTACAATATGGTGGATCAATAACCATATTTTCACAAAAAGAAAATGATAGCGCCGGAAACGGCGACAATATTTCAAGAGCAAAAAACAAAAAAATACCAATTGATGGATTTATTTCACAGTTTTTTAGCGTGAATAATGATATTAGATCCATAGTTGATTACAGACAGGATTGCGTGGCGATCACTTCTGTGCCATCAGAGCACAAAGCTGGATTGGGATTCGGTCGTCTAACGCCACAACCTCCGGCCGGAACCCCTGAAAGTTTTTTCCAATACTATAGTGGAACTACCTGGGGATATACCGGAGGATCACCATATCAATATGAAAACTTAGGATCTGGTATTGCAAAACTACCTTTAGATAGTGCATTTGTTAAAAATACCGGTGATAATGAATTTCCGGCAGGAAGAAACGTGTTTTCTGTTTTTCTTAAGGACATGAGACCTCACAATAATCAATATGGATCAACCTCTGAATTTATTGATGCGATGAGACAGTTATCGATAGGTTCAAATGAGGAAACATATGGTATTAGAGGTATGACTTTAAGTTCAGACCTATTATTTGAAAATGACGGCGCTTCCGGATTTACATTTTTTACTTCAAATTCATCTGCAACTGATGTTAACCCTTTGAATGGAGTGTTGCGTTACAGAAATCCAGATGGGAGTTATGTCGTAGGAACCAACACTGGAAATTTGCCGGAATTCCTACGAAACAAATTCAAATCTTCAGATCAGTCTTCTGACGGTATTACTTTTTTCCAAAATAGCGAATTACAAATTAGACCGGGAAGATTTGGTGTTTTAATAAATCCGATGTTGAACATGCGCTCGTTTAGTTTTTCTACGGAAAAAAAATTAAGTGAAACTTTTGACGGGACTCCGGGTACTGAACTCACGACTTTCTCTTTGCTGAACATAATTCTTCCATCAAACTGGAAAGATCCATTTTCATGGTATCCCGTAGCCCTTGGAAGTTCCTCAATAGCCTTATTAGATATACAAACTGGTTTTGAAATTCTTCCCGAAGGTAAAATTACTAGATTTATTGGAGCAAATCCAAATCATGAAGCGGGAATGAAAACGGCAGATATAAAGGAAAGTTTAAACCCAGAGTTTGATTATGTAGATCAAGCTTATGGACCAAATGGTCATTTAAACCTTCCAGATAAAAAAGATGCTTTTAATTCTGCTCTTACCGTTTTGGGTGTGACAACGGATCTTTATAATTGGAAAAAGCAACACAACATTTTTGGTGCTTCGGGCGCTTCTCTAACAAATAGCGCACTACAATATTGGGGATGTACTTGCGGGAGTGATTCAATAGGTCAAGGTCCGACATTTGGAATCAGAAGTTTTGTTAACAGCATATTGGGAATCACGCCCGATATATGTGTTGATTTCGGACCTAAATCATTGACCTCCCATGTAACGGCAGAGGGAAGCACATATCGTGCTTACATTGGATTTAGGTCCGAAATCAACACATA